ACCTGATCGTATTAAATTATTAAGTGCTCCACCTTCTTTTGTTCGTAAAGATTTGGATGCCTTGCCTGCATCTTGACCCCTATTTAATCTACCACTTAATTTTTCTAAGTCTCCTCCGCTGGATCCTTCCAATGCCTGAGAAACCTTAAGTATTTTTTTACCTTGATTTTGCAGAGATTTGATACTTGCATCTATAGCATCGGTATTTGCTCCTATAGCATCAGCTCTCATTTTATCTGCTTCTAATGCTCCCATAGCTGCTTCATAACTAACTTGAGAACCTTGAGCAATAAGATCGGCTGAACTACTACTACTTATACCTAGTTCTTTAATAGCGTTGCCGATTTCATCTAGCATACCGACATCAGCCTGCGAGATACCAATAGTACCCATCGTAGTTCCTGGTCTTGCCGGAACACCTCCACCATTTTTAAATCCTACAAAACCACCACTATTGTAACCTTTAATTTTATCTGCTCTGTTTAAGCTATGTAAAGCTCTAGAGCCAATCTGTGATGCTGACTTTTTATTAATTACAAACTCGCCGGGAGTAAGCATAGCTGGCACAGTATCTCCTACACTTCCCCCAGATGCAAAAGCCTGAATATAACCGCCTAATGCCTTGCTATTTTTCTTATTTATTTTTGTTGTTCTACCTGTTTTTGGATTATAATTAAATCCATTTGCTTTAAGAGTAGCAATCTGTTTAACACTAGGTTTGTCTGTTGATCCTGTAGCATTATTCCCTTTCGTAACTCTATTAGCTACGCCAGCCTCTACCATACTATCAACTAATGTTTTACTAACTTCGTGTTTAGGTCTAGAACCTACAGACTGTTTACCTCTAACCTTATCTCCTTGGAATGTTTGCAAGAAAGAACCTGAGCCAACTAATCTTTGATTCTTTTTATAGGCACTACCTGCCATTTTTGTAGCTATAGCACCTAATTTATTTTCCCATTTTTTACCACCACTTAATTCGTATGCATCGTAACCCACGGCCCTAGTTGTAATACTACCAACAGGATCGTCTGCTGGTTCATAAATTACATTCCATGAATCTCCATCATGTGCTCCTAGATTTTTAACTCTGCCAACACGACCACCTTTAGCAAACTTGTTCATTTTATGCAAGCGTTGGCTTCCAATACTCTCTACAGCTTTTTTGCGTACAACAAACTCTCCCGGTTGTAGCATTGCAGGAACGGTATCTCCACTACCTGTACCGGGAACAACACCACCTTTAGCAAACTTGTGGATATAACCACCGTCTGCTTTTTTGAACGCACCCCCAAAGCCTTTAGTAAATCCAGCTAAAGCACCAAGACCCTTAATAGCACCTAAACCAGCGACAAGTGGAAGTAAACCTTTTAGACTATCAGCAACACGAACAAATACTGTAGCTAAATCTAAGCCTAAACTAAGTAAGTTTCTAAAACCCGTAGAGTCTGATATACTTCTAACTAAAGAAGTAAATTCTTCACGAACTTTTTGAATTTGTACGGATAATGCTAGCTGACCTTTTGCAGCGTCCCTAGCTAAACTACCACTACCTTGTTGTGCAACATTAAGTGCATTCTGTGCTGTGCCAAACTGTTGGATCAAAGGAATAACTTTACCGATTTGTCTAAATCCACCCAGCTGTTCAGCGATACCAGCAAATCTTAAATCTCTGGTATCAAGATTTTTTAATCCATCAGATAATAATTGTATAGCTTTATAAGGTCCGACAAATTTACCTTCGAGATCCGTAAGCGTAATGCCAAAAGCTTTTAATGATTCTATTGTGTCTTTTCTTTGGATACGAGTAAAGATAGTTCTCAAACCAGTAGCAATAGTTTCTGCACTTTCACGAGATGTAGCACGAACACTAGTAAAGACTGCTATAAATTCATTAAGGGCATCAGTACCTTGAGACACACCCTTACTGGCAGATGCAAACACACCACCAGTACGCTGAATAGCAGTAATAATATCACCTGCTTCAACAGCGAAACTACCAGCAACAGCATTGATACTACCTAATGCTCCTTCTAATTGTCCAGCAGTTATACTGAACTGACGCATAGCAGCGATTGCACCTTCGGTAGTATTTGTAAGACTAGTAAATGTTGGGGCTAATGCGCTTTTTGCCAATGCATCAAGAGCTTTACGAGTATCAGCAGCTTGTATGCCAGCCTGAGACAGTGTAACAGTAACATTGGCCAGTTCAGAACTAGACACGCCTAATGATGTAGACAACTGAGTTATAGTCTTATCAAGTCCTTTTAAAGATTCTCTATTTGTATTTAAAACCTGACTTACCCTAGTTAACTGCCTATCATACTCTAAGAACTCTTTAACTCCACTAGCTATAGCATTATTAACACTATATATAGCTCCAGTTACAACACTAAATGCAGCAAATCTTTTGATAGCTAAACCACCTAGTTTACCAAACTCTTCAAATTCATTTTTAGCCTGTCGAACAGCCTTAGTAGATGTTTGTATTGATTTTGTGGCAGTATTCATTCCTGATGAAATATTATTAGGAATTTTTACATTAGCCACATTCCTCATAGAGGTAGACAGCTTATTAAAAGCAGCTGTAGCACTACTAGCATTTTTAGTGGTAATTTGTAATGTTTTATTAACCGCAGCGAGTCTACTATTAGCCTGAGAGATACCTTGAATATTTTTCTTATTAATATTTATATTAAGGCTAGTGTTAACTCCTTGTAACTGCTTACGTATGCCACCTACAACCTGTCTAATGTTAGACGGTCCTCTAAGATTGATCTCTGCTGTAAGATTAAATCCTTTTGCCATTTATATTTTTACCTCAAAAAAAATAACGCCATACCGACACACAGCATAGCGTTATTAAAAGAAATTAGATCCACCCTGACAATATTATGCGGTTGATTCTGCCTTAGAATCCTCCTTGTCTTCAGATTTTGGTGCTTCATCTTTAGTCTCTTCTGCTTTTTTATCTTCTTCAAGAACTACTGGTTTACCATCATCATCAAGGAAGGGTTGAGCATCGACGACGTATTCGCCTTCTTTGTCAACTTCGTTCCCATCTTTATCAACAAAAGTGCCTTGTTCATTAATATATCTGCCATTTTCATCTACCAATCTACCTTCACTGTCAATTGTTCTGCCCTGCTTATCAATGAACCTCAAATCGTCATTTACAAATTTATATTTCTTCAAAAATTTATTTTCTGGTAAACCTTTCTCAAAGTCGTTATCCAAACCGTAAATGATTTCTGCCAATTTAGTCGCACCAGCCAAAGCTACAGGATCGTCCATCCTGTTCATGTAATCTTCCAAGTCTTTAAAATAAGGTTTGTCATTCTCCTTATACACCACGCAAGAACTAACTAAATAGTTAAATCTAGCATTATCTGCTTGGCCTTCAGCACTATGATTATCTAAACTAGTTCTTACACTAATTAAATCTCTAATTTGCAATCTAACGTTTCTCATCTTAAGTGCTAATTTTTTGGCTTCAATAAGCGAAAAACCACCCTTCGCTAACCTTTTCTCACCTTCCAATAATTCTTCTTGAAGTTTTTCATACTTCTTTTGTTTATCTTTATTCCAGAGTCCTTGATCTTCAAGAACATCATCCATTTTTGCGCGAACTACGCTATTACTCTTAATTGCATCTGTAAATGCAGTATTGTACGCCTTCTGAGCTTCTCTTTGATCTGATAATGATGGAGATCTTACGCTAAAAGTCTTTTCCTCACCATCAATTTCTACTTTAATATCCTCAGTTTTCATAATTTATTGACCTTTCTTAGTCTTTAGGTGTTTGTAATCTAGTATGATCTTTAATGGTCAGAGGAATATCTCCGCTGTCCTTTATCTTTGCCTTTAAATACTCTTGTTTTAAATTTCTAATCTCTTTATTGCCTTGATTTAATATAGAGTTTCTAGTCTCATCCCAGAGATCAGCGAACAACTCCTCTTGAGAGGATAATTCACCTTCACCGAAATGACCCCACAAATGACCAAAATTGTTTTCCATTTTTGATAGAGCTCCTATCATTGTGGTCTGTATTCTTTTACATGATTGTTCTAAAAAACTATCCATTATTTTCCTTTCGTCTTTTTGTTCATCTCTGATAATTGTTGTTTAATTTCTGATTGAGTATCCGGTAAATAAGTATCATCTATCGATACTCCTTTTTCCAATTTTGTAGTCCGCATATCCATTTTTCTTAAAGCCGCTGGAGTATTAAGCTCCATAATGCTTTCAAGATGCTCAGTATCAGTACGATCAGGAGCCATTACAAAAACTTCATCAGCGTTCTGAGCCTTTCCTAATGTTTTAGATACACCTTCTTGTTTATTTTTTCTTTTATTTTCTGCCTGTTGATGTAACATCCAACCATCTAGAGCATCATCATCTTCTATAATCTTTTCATCTGGACACTCTGGATGACTATAAACCCTGTCATACATTCTACTAATGCTCAAAAGTGCTTTTTGTTCTTCAGTATATTCTGATGCACTACAAGAAAATATATTATTATTTTCAGCGGTATAAATCTTTCTCCAAGAATCACCTCTAGCTATTCTTTTATAGTCGTCTACAGGTATAACATTTCGTGCAATAAGTTGTGCGAGACTGTTAAATCTATTATATTCTATATTTGGATACTCTTTAAAAATGTAGTTATTATTGTCTGATAATGTTTGAGATATTATATACTCGTTTTTTATATTTTCGCAATAGTGTTCTAGTGTTAGGAAGTCTAAGCTGTGTTTTCTATTATAACTTTCATTAATAAGCTTGCTTAAGTTATGTATTTGTTTCCTGTAGTTCTCATTTTGTCTTTTATTAAAAAACATTTTATACAAATTTATTTTAGCTTTTTCTAGTTGTTTTTCAGTAAGGTTCAAGTCTTTATAATGAGTGTCTGTAATAACTTCTGTGTGGATTAGAACAGAATCAATATTTTCCTTAAGAATAAACTGAGAAAATAAATTATCCTGATAAGTCCTGTCATATAGATTATCTGCGGCCACCTTAGTGTCTGTGCTAGGATTGGCTAGTTTGTATATAACACCTTTAAATGTTATATATTGATAGCCGCAAATAATTCTATTTATTAATCTTTCTGCATTCACATCCGTCCTAACTGTCCCTGACTTGTAAGACTATTATTTGTAGTCTTGCATATTAAAATTATCGAGATCAACTTGCTCCATCTTGGCTGCGCTAGCTGGATTATAACTGCCTGCTGATGGACATGTGTACTTGAACTTACTATAGTTAACATAACTGTAAGTGTATGTTACGTTATCACCACCAGCATCACCACCAGCAGCACTTACACTTTGAAGCTTATTTTTCGTTCCCATATCAAGTACCATACCATCACAAGTAGCAATCTGGATTTGCTTGAATGCAAGAGCCTT